GTGCTTGTAATCTTGCTGATGCCCCTGCAAGGCCAGCGGCTGATCCTTGATCTAATCCCATTGTCTTAAAAGTATTTACTAGGCTATTAAAGATTGCATCGTATTTGCTAGGCAAAGTATTAAGGGCATTAGCGGCATTGGTAGCGCTATCAGCTAAAGTCTTAGCCGCAGAACTAGCTGCTAACTCTGCATTATATTTCTTAGCCAAGGCCTCGTTATTGTCTAATATGGCTATCTTGGCTTGGATGCGTAGTTTAGTTTCAGCATCGGTTGCCTCGCCCAATGCCTTCATCAATCCTATGCGCTCTAAGTCAAACTTCTCCGATAGTTTATCTACCTCAGTTTTTTTCTTTAATTGTTCGTTTTCTAACCTGCGATAGGTTGTGCCTGTTTTGATTTGTGCTAATTGCAACCTATTTTCTCTTGCATTAGCATTGTTAAGGGCTGTTGATGAAGAAGTCCTGCCCCCACCTAAAGCAACATTACTGGCAGCATTCAGACCTACTGTACCTATTGCTGTGGCTAAAATTTTAGGATTTTTAGACAAGGCAGCTAACGCTACAAGACCTGCGGCAAAAGTTGGATTATTTACAAGATCATCAAACTTCTTAATGAGTTTAGCCATTTCTTCAATAGCAAAGGCTATGTTGTTTCCTAAGTTTTCAAAATTGGTCGCTAAACTTTCAACAGAATTATCTTTGCTAAGTATTGTTAAAGCATTAACTAAACCAGTTCCGATGGACTTTGTTGCCTCATCTGCACCCTTGCGCAATACATCCATCTTGCCAGCATAAGTATCTAGCCTAGCTGCTGACTGACCACTAAAGCGTTTTTCTAGCGCTTCCATAATTTGATTCATATCGCCAGTAGCAATTATGTTGGAATCAATACCTGTATTTAAGTTTTTGATTGCTTTAGTCTGACCTCTAATGCCGCTAGCAATAGCAGATATAACAGTATTTAAATTTTCACCTGTGCCAGCGCTTATGTTCAAAGCGGCTTCTAGCGAGCGCTGCGCTAACTCTACAGATCCAGTTAGGTTTAATAATGTTTGGAAAGGGCCACGCAAATCGGAAAGTATTGCGTTAGTTTTTTCTAGACTTTTTATGTAGCCTTCTACTTCGCTTACTCTAAATGCGTTGCCAGTATTTTCTAGCTGTAGGGCAAGCCTTTTGGCAGCAGCCTCGTCCTCTGTAAATGCTTTAATCGCCTTCTTGCTGAAACTGACTATTGCAGCGGCGCTAAAGGTAACGCCAAAGGTGCGTGCTAGAGTTTTTAATTGTTTGTTAAATACATCTACATCTTGCTTGGCTTTTTTAAGGGCTTTGCCATTCCAGGTGGCGAGTGCCGAGACGACTACATTTGCCATTACGCTGCCTTTTTAATCTCTGTTGCTTTATTAAAATCGACAGTGGTTGCATTTATAGCATTTAAAATTGCTTGGTATATTTTAGGACTGCGGTTAGCAAAGGCTTTGTATATCAGTCGACCCTTGGTCTTTGTGCCACCAGATTTAACTCCCTTTATCTTTGGTTGAGAAGTAACAGGCTCTAATGCGCTAACAAACTGATAACCAGCAAAAGGATTATTAGAGCTGTAATCACGGGTAGATCGTTTCTTGCCTGATTTCTTGCCTTCGTATCCTTGTATGTTGCCTAACTCTTTTAAAGTTGTGCTCATAATAGGTGCTCTGCCTTGTGGGTTTTTTCTGCCTGCTGTTTCATATATACGACCAGCAGCGCTAATGTTGTAAACATAATTTTCTACTTGAAAGCCATTTTTGAATAATCTATTTTTTCCCTCTTTGTAACCGATGCCACCACGTACATTGGCTTCGTCGTATTTGGGAAATGGGCGATAGTCAACTTTAGATGATATAGGTTTCATCCAGCCTGATAAGACTTTGCTAGGCACGTCAGCCTTTGCCTTAGACTCGACCTGTATCATCTCTGGAGTTACTGCATCACGTATGCGTTTATACATATCTTGATCAATAAAAGACAAACCTTTTAGGACATCATTAACGCCTACGACTTCTGCTGGCATTTCGGATCTCCTTAGCTCTGTCGGTTAGGACTTGTATGATTGCGGCATACATTTCGCTATCCATATCAATAAACTCTCTAGGCGGTATCCCAGTCTCTACGCTCAGCTGTGCGATGCTGTAAAGGATTGAAGACCGCTCAGTTATTTTTTTTCTTCGTCTAATACCTCGACAGTATCTAGAGTGTCTATGAACTCTGATCCCCATAAAGGTATCTGTGCGCCAGCCCTGCGTAAGCATTCATAAGCCAGCCAGAATATCTCTGTTTGACGTTCGTGTTCACGCAGGACTTTACTAATTCCTGATCCGTACTTTAACTCGAAAGCGTACTCGACACCTGGTGTTATCTTGTGCTCTGATACTTCACCATTAGCCCTTGTTATCTTTAGCTTTGCCATTACTACTCCTTAGTTAGAATGGTACCGATGGGGACACTGTCACTGCGGAGTTTACTGTAAATGTGATAGATGAGGTAGCAATTTCAGCCACGCCACCTTGACCGATTGGGGTCAGGTTATTTACTAGAACTGAGAACTGATAAGTAGGGTTCGTGGCTCCTACGGCAGTGCCTTTAACAGTGATTACTGATACTGCTAGGGTCTTGCCAAATGCTGCGCTTAATGTCTCGTTTACCTGACTAGCTGCCCAGTCATTGATAAAGTCAATAGTGAATGTTGCTGATTGTAGACCTGCAACAAACTTATGAGCAGTATCGCCCATAGCAGTTACTTCTAACTCATCTACGATCTGGTTAATTACGGCATTAGTTACGTATGAGCTAATGTCGATTGAAGGTGTGGTTGGTGCCGCATTGGTAGCCAACTTAACACCTACGTTATTATTTAAATAGATTGCCATTGTTATTCCTCGTCTTTCTTAGTTTGTGCAGTTGGTTTTGGTGCGTCTTTAATTTGGCCTGTCTTTTTCAAGAAGGCTAAGTCTTCTTCGTGTGTGCTCATTTTAACTCCAGCTCGTTAGGATTGATACAGTTATTTCTGATGTTAATAAATCTCCACTAGCTGCATTAGTTATAGCTGGAGCGGAGACACTTGATATATTGTAAACCAGGGTAGATGCCGCTAGTTTAGTTACTACTGCCACAATAAAATTCTCTATACCTAGCAAGTTGCCTTGATTGTCAAATGCAGGTGTGGTTATTAAAATTTTGAAATTAGCCAAGGGTGCTATACCTGTTTGGCTATTATTGTTTGGCACGATGTAGGGGTCTGAGGGTGTGACCACCACGCTGTTAGCAAGTAAGGTTGCAGGTGGAAAACTAAAGGTAGACCATACTCCAGCGTTTGTTAAAGCTGTTGCTAGTGTGCCACGTAGGGTGGAAATCGCTGCCATTAGCCGACCAATGAATTAGGACTTGAATACGGCTGGATGAGACCACGCACTCGGTTAATCAGCTGATAACCCATCCGATAGGGGCTGGCACTGATCCCATCCATACCGACCCCGCCTGTCTGGCTAACTTGTCTTGCTTGCCAGATGTCCACCGCAATTATCATCGCAGCTTCTCGTATTGCAGGGGTGCTCGCATAAGATTGGGTCTTGTGTTCTGGGCCTCTTGCGTTGCCATAAGGCACTACTTTATGAAAATTTTGATTAGCTGCTGTTTTTGCATATTGCACAAATGAATATCCATTAGGGTAATTAATTTGACCAAATTGATACATAAATACTGGGATAAGGCTAGTTGTGCCTGTGCTTGGCGGTATTGTGCCAGTGATTGTGTAAGTGCCATTAAATGTTGAACCACAAGCGCTTACTACTATTTGTTGACCTGTTACAAATGCGTTCGGATTAGAAAGCATAAGTGTTGCCACGTTATCTTGTAATGCTGTGCCTACTACTGGGGCATCGTTATGCCATAAGTATTGGCTAATTAAATCTTCTGCCGATTGACAGCATTCTTCTACAGTCGCATCAGAGTAGAGTGAACCAATACCAAGATTAGCCCGTAACTCGGCTGTTGTAACAAACGTTGCTGGCATCTCTACTCCTTTGCTAATAGCTCTCTGGGGCTAGGGCTACTAAACCCCAGAGATTACTGATTGGTTAATGGGTCTTATCAGGTCTTCTTGTACTTGATAATTCCGTTAGGCATTTTGGCGATTGTTGCCATATATCCGTAAATTGCTACCTGTACTTGTAGGTTTGATACTACGTTTACAGACATATATGCCTGAGGTGAGCGATATACAGTAAATGCTTCTGGTGCAAGAATTACAGCAG